CCGCCACCACCGCCACCACCACCACCACCGCCACCGAATAATCCTCCCATAAAATTAGAAAATCCAGGCTGTGAATTACCCATTGAAGATGCTGTTGCTTGAGCGAATTGTCTTGCTAAATCGGGGTTTTGTTTCATAATATCACCCATACCCGGCAACGATGATTTAAACATTGTATTCGTAAGATGAAACATAAATCCACTACCACCTAACATAAATAATAATTTAAGTTCAGGAGCCATTTTAGATTTAGATTGATATTTTTCATGTAATTCTTCAAATACATCATCGTAATCGTGTGAGTTTTCATGCACACTTTCAGACCAACCTTCTAATTTAACATCAAATGGATCAAATTTAGTATTTAAGAACTCAACCGCTGTTACAAAAGCAATTAACATTTTTCGTTGGAATTTTACACTTTGATCACATTCACGCCGTCTTGTTAATCTATCAAATTCAGCTTTAACTTCATTATAATCCGAATTCATATTGAATTTTTTATGCGTATGCAATCCTTTAAGTTCTAGACGTTCAAGCAAACGTATATATTCTGCTTTTTCCTTTTGCAATTCTTCATAAGTTTTCGGTGGTTCATTAGAAATTGGTTCTGTACTAGAAGTATTAGAACTATTTAAAGATACTTTTACCGGTTCATCTAATATATTATTAGGTGTTGATGTTTTGTTATCATCTTTAAATAATTCATCTAAATTTAAATCTAAATTATCTATTTTTTTTTCGTCATCCATATTTATACTTGTAACAGGTTCAGATGATATTGAATTTCGTGGAGTAGAACTTGGTGAACCTATATCTTGTAATGTTATATTCATGTTATTTTGTTGAATACTATCTTTATTTACTACAGGTTCACTCGGTTTAAATTCTGTAATTGGAGCTTGTGAACCTCCTGAAGTTTTATTTTTATTTATTAATAAATCAATGCCAATATTTGATTCCTTTGGAGCCTCATCTTTAAATATACTAATATTAGTTGCCATCGTGGGTAGGTTTGAATTAACCGGATTAGAATTTAAACTAATACTTTTATGACTTGAACTTTCTAAATCTAAATTAATCTCTTCCATAATTAATATTAGTATATAAACTTATTTCTTTAATATAACGCAAACTTAAAATATTAAATATTTTTATTTATTTATTAAATATTTAGTCATTAAAAAAGCATCCGCTAAATCATCTTTTTTCTTATGACTATTAAAATATTCTAATTTTTCATCGTCATTTATCATAAGACTCGCATGTAAAATAGCAGTCATCTTATTTCTCCTATATTTATCTTTAATGTTACTTATAATATCCTTTTCTTCTTTAGTAACATCTCCCTTATACACTTTTAATTTATTACTAGCATTCACCAATTTAATTATTTGGATATTTTTATTTTTAATTAGAAAATATGAATAAAGCATAATTTGTATTGATTTCATCGTTGGATTCTTTAAAACTGGCTGATTTTCTATAATAATATTTTCGCACTCTGAAAATAATGGTTTTTTATCTAATGTTTTAAATAATCTTAATCCCAATTCTTCTAAACTATATTTACAACATTTTTTAGGTGGTTTAATGGCTTTTACATCCTTTTGTTCTTTTGTTGTCAATAAATTATAGTGTTTATTACAATAATATAAATCTTCAGTTTGTTTATTAAAAAACGAAGCTTTGCTATTACATTTATTTTTGTTCTTATTTTTCATACTACATATATGAATTATAGGAGGGTCAATTAGATTAATTATCTCTAAATCTTTAATTATTTCAGTTTTATCAGGTAGTTGTTCAATAATACAATAGGCTAAATTCTTTATCCCTATGTCCCATCCTATATAATGCATTTAAATTTATAGTTGTTAATGTTTTAAATGAAAATTATTTTATTAATTTATACTATATGCTTAGTTTTATTAGTAAATTAATTAGTTATACAATTGCATTTTGTGTAGGTTTATTTTTAATAACATATCTATTAAAATTGCCTCATATAATTACAGGTCAACCAAAAATAGTAAATATATATTATGTTAAAAATTATGTTAAAAATGTGCCATTAGATTATTTATTTGTATTATGTTATTTCTTAGTATCATATTTATTTATAAAACTATTTAATACAACAAATAATTATTTAAAAACTTTAATTGTAGCTTTAACAACATTAGTATTAACAAGTCTATTTTGCTATTATTTTGTTTCTAAAAAAGTGACAACTAACTTTTTTTCAAAATGGTTTCATACAGTAGGATATTCATCCGTTATATATGATATAATTTTACTTGTAACTATATATATATTTTACTTATTTTTAGAACAACACAAATAAAATGTGTTACTACTAAGTTATTTATATTACACAATTCAAGTAAAATTGAATTCTTTAAATTGATAAATTTAATTAATATTCATGATGGATACCCAAAGCATTAATTTAGAACAAACTGGACCTGATATGTCTAATTTTGATGATTCACACCGTAGTCAGATTAATGTGGCTATTGTAGGTTCTGTTAGTGTTGGTAAAAGTACTCTTCTTAATACTATTTTTGCTGAAACATATTCTGATTGTAAACATAAAAGAACAACAATGACACCACAAATTTATTATGAAAGTAGTAAATTTAAAGGACAAAGCAAATTGAATAAAGAAATTAGGGCACAAAACACCGAAATTAATACGAATTTAAATGAAAAAAGTGAAAAAGGTGAAGCAATTACTATGGATGATATTAAAGAAACGCATCATATAGTATCTAAAATTCATGAGTTTTCTGAATTAGAGAAAAATATTTATTTGACTATTTATGATATACCTGGTTTAAATGATGTGCACACAAAGGATTTATATTTTAAGTATATGTCCGATAATTTCCATAAATTTGATATTATTATATTTGTAGTTGATATTCATTCCAGTCTGAATACAAGCGATGAAAATGATATATTAGTCAAAATTTTAGCACATTGTAAAACGAATAGTGACAAGTTCGGGATTCATAACAAACTTATTATTCTGGGAAATAAATGTGATGATATGTATTTCGCAGATGATAACGAAACACTGGTATTGGAGGAAGAATTATCAGAAATGAAACAGCAGCTTGAAACATTTGTCAAACAAAAAGTCGATAGTATATTCCCTACAATTGATTACACTATTTTACCAATCAGTTCAGAAGATAGTTATATTTACAGGGTTTATTCTCGTAATAAGAAATTAGATTTGGATATTAAATATATTAATAAATTCGGTCAAAATGAATATGGTAAAACACGATGGAATCGGCTACCAGAGTCTAGAAAGAAAACATTAATGAGCGAATTACTGGGAAAAATTAATATAGAAGAAACACTAAAGGTCACTGGGTTTAATGGTTTTAGAGATACCTTAAACCGTTATTTATCAAAAGAAAATCAAAAAATATTTGTAAATAATCATCTTAGTCAAGGTATCCAGCTTATTAATGGAAACACAAACATAGATATCAGTGCTGATATACAGAAATTTTATGACTATTATTTGAAGTATAAGGATCTTTCTAAACGCATCAAAGTTGGAATTAATACTAATGAAATCTTTAATCAATTTATTACTAATTACTTAGAAATATGGAAGAGTAACATTTTGAAAACTTTTATTCATCAAGTAGATAAACCATCTGAATCATATGTAGATGCCGCTCTGGAAGGAACCGAAATTAAAACTCAAGAATGGAAACTCATTCAAGATTCATATTTGCCTCAGATTAACGAAGCTAAAGAACTTATTGATAAAGCCAAATGTCTATTCAATGGAGATATTCCAATTATTAATGATATAGAACACTCTATTACTGAAGCAATTAATAATTATTATATAGACGATATTAATAGCAAAACTAAAAGTGTTGGCGATTTGTTTGGACACTTTGGTAGATTGATTAGAAATAAATATAAAATTACTAAGGAACTCATTGGAAATTTCTTTAGCAATGAAGACATGATTAATAAATCACCACAAGAAATTATTGATTATATTAATAAGCTAGAAAAAGAATGTTCTCTTAGCCTTGAGGATAAACAATCAAAGGTATTGGATATTCTTAAGAAGATTTACATGCATATTGGTTCTACAAATACATTATGGACATGTGCTGATGGGTATATTGGAAATTTCAAGTATTTAGAAGGAAAATATATTCCATCATACATGTATTACAGTAATATCTTTTGGAATAAATATGTTATGTTTAATGATGATTATGATGGAAAAATAGACGAATTAAATTATATTTCATTTATGAATAATACAACTTATGGTAATATGGTATTTAAAATATTTTATGAAAAGAAAGATGAACTTTGTGTATTAGAAAAATATTATGTATCTCTTTTGGAAAAATCTAAAGAATCTAAAAAACGAAAATTTTTAGTAAAAACTAAAAAGAAAACTAAAGTAGTTTTTGAAGATGAACTTAACGTAACAAGCGAAGATGATGCTGATGCTGATTCTGAAGACTTTAATGATGGCGATGATGGTGCATCTGATGCTCTATACGATAATAATGATGGTAATCTTAGTGATGATTTGGATAAAGCGTTGGGAATTCTATAATTTAAAATCAGCAGGCAATTCTTCTATAAGTGTATGATAATATTCTTCAATATCTTTCATCTTTTTTATATCATATCGTGTCAAAAAATTAATTGATGTGCCTTTACGACCAAATCGCCCACTCCGTCCGATTCTATGGATGTAACTTTCAATATTATTAGGAACATCATAGTTAATCACTAAAGAAACTTGTTGGACGTCTATTCCTCGCGATAATAAATCAGTCGAAATCAACATACGCGATGTTCCATTTCTAAACTCTTCCATAATCTTATTGCGTTCCTCCTGCGTCAAATCGCCATGAATGCATACGCATGAAAAATCATCTTGACATAATCGGCGGTACAATTCTTCAACCATTGTTCGCGAATTACAATAAATAATAGTTTGTGAAACAGTGCACATATCATACAGATCACACAAAGTATCATATTTATATTCATTGTGTTCTAAGTTGATATAAAATTGTTTAATACCTTCCAAAGTTAAATCCTCATTTTTAACAAGAATTTTAACTGGTTCTCTCATAAAACATTTTGATAATCTGAAAAAATCAGGCGTCATAGTAGCACTGAACAATCCAACTTGAATATTATTAGGAAGAAACCTAAAAATATCGTATATTTGATTTGAAAATATTTTTGATAACATTTCATCGGCTTCATCTAATATCATTACTTTTAAATCACGCGTATCTAATGCCTTTTTATTAATCATGTCAAGAACGCGACCAGGTGTTCCAATAACTATGTGTGGATTTTTAAGAAGTGAATCAATATTATCTCTAACAGTTGTTCCTCCTACAGATAAATTTACATCAATTTTCATGTAGGTTGAAAGATTTTTGATAACACCTTCAATTTGTAATGCTAATTCTCGTGTATGAGCCAATACAACTGCTTGAGTTATATTTTTAGTTTCATCGATCCGTTCAAGTACGCCAATAGAAAATGTAGCAGTTTTTCCGGTTCCTGATTGTGCTTGTGCAATTAAATCGCGACCATCAATTAAAGGCTTAATTGCTTTTTGTTGAATAGCACTAGGATTTTCATAACCAGTACCATAAATACCTCTTAATAAGTTGGACTTAATATTTAAGTCATCAAATGATTCTGTGATTATAGTATTATAATCTACAGAATCGGTGGTTGATTCCGAATCACCTAATGATTCTGAATCAACATTAGTGGGGGTTTCAATTTTATTTTCCATTTTGTCTAATACATAATATATATATAAATTGTTTAAATAATTTTATTTAAAAGTATAATATAATAATATTATACATGCCAACATTAAATTTAGAATCTAACGATTCAAAAGAATCAAAAGAATCAAAAGAATCAACCGAATCAAAAGAATCAAAAGATTCCGAACAAATTATAGTACCAAAAGAAATCAAAAAAATAATAAAAGATTATGAAAAAAGTAAATGGCTTACAGGTTGTTAGTATTATTTTTTAAGTTTTCCATAATTTATACTTATAATACCAACAAATATCAATATTATACCTGTAATTCTATATTTTTCAAATTTTTCTTTAAATATAAAATATCCTATTAAAGACCCCAATAATATAACTATTCCTTGAATATTTGGAATTAAATATGATACTTCATCTTTCTTTATTAAAAATAGTAATAGTATTGAACCAATCATGCCAGTTATTACTGCCATTATTGTCCAAAATAAATCTTTTTTACTTAACTTTTTAAAACATGAAAAAGAACATGTTTTACTTTGAATTAAATATCCAATATAGCATGCAATAAATACAATTGCTAAAAACTGATATATTAATGTAAATTCAATAGAAGAAACATTATGGGAAGCTTGTTTTTTTAAATAGGGATTAATAGTAAATGATACAATTAATAAAACCATCATAATATAGGTTGACATCATTTGTTATACTATAATGATATATTTAATTTTTCCATTTACATTCATAACTCCTCCAATAATCGCTATCTTGTGTTTCATTAAGACATTCATTTTCTGTAGTATGTATATCACATGGATCATCAGGTTCATTTTCATCTAATATAGTTGCTTCACAATACCCCTTTTTCAAAACAATATTAGAATTATTAGTGCTTTTAATTTTAGACCGAGCTTTTTTCACTACTGTTTTAGCTTTTCTCTTCACTACTGTTTTAGCTTTTCTTTTTACTACCGTTTTAGCTTTTCTTTTCACAGACGTTTTAGCTTTTCTTTTTACATGCGTTTTAGCTTTTCTTTTAGCTTTTAGTTTAGCTGCTTTAGCTTTTCTTCCACCTCCACTTATTAATGCCTCAAAATATCCTTTTGGAAATTGTGTAGTTAAAGTTAAAAATTTAGGTTTGTTTTTTGCAGATAAATATTCTCTTGCTTTAGTTCCACTTAAAACATCATCATCCCCTCTTACTAGTGTTATTTTCGTTAGTCTTCCACCTTTCTCTATATAGTCTTTAAATAAACGTTTAATGTCCTCCTCACCATCTTGTGAATATACAGCATGTATATTAATTGTATTCTGTGTATTTAACCAATATAATGTTCTATTATTATTAAATGATGTTTTATAATCAACACCATATTCTTTTGAATATTCTAATAATATTGGATCAATAAATGTTTTCCATAATTCATACATTTTTCCTCGTGGAATTTCAAAATCATTTCCTTTTGATCTACCAGCACAAGAAGTATTTATTAATACTAATACATTTTTGGCCTCTGATTTTATTTTACTTGCTTCTATAAAAGCTCTTTCAATTAGCTTTAAATGACCATCATGCAATGGTTTAAACCCAGCTGGTCCAACTGTTACAATATCTGTATATTTTAGTATATTAGCTTGTAATTCAATAAATTTAGCACTGATAGGATTACTCCAAAGAGAATCACATTCAGGGTTATTTTTTCTAACTATAGGTGCTTTTTTTTTTGGTGCTTTTCCAGCTTTTGATGGTGATTTTGAGGATACAGTTTTCCTAGATTTTGGTGGTAAATTTGATGCTTTAGCTTTTCCAGCTTTCCTAATCCTTGATGCTATTGATGCTTTAGCTTTAGCTTTTGTTGATGATTTTGGTGCATTAGTCATTTTATATTATAATAAAAGAAATTAATTACGATCCGCACATTAAACAATCTGGGTCATCTTTACGACACACAAATTTTTCTTCACTTTGTTTAGATTCTGGTTCAATTGTAAATTGTTGTGCTTGGGCAACAGGTTTTGTTCTTAAATAATAAATGCCGGTTTTAAGACCTTTTGACCATGAATAGAAATGCATACTTGATAATTTATTAAAATCGGGTTCTGCCATAAATAGATTTAAACTTTGTGATTGACAAATATATTTGCCTCGATCAGCCGCCATATTTATTAATGTTTTATTACCTATTTCCCATACAGTTTTATAAATTGCTTTAATATTATCTGGTATACATTCTATATCTTGAACGCTCCCATTATTTTTAATTATTTTATTCTTTATTTCTTCACTCCATAAATTAAGATTTAGTAAATCTTCAATCAAATATTTATTTATCACCACAAATTCTCCGGCTAAAGTACGCCGTAAATAAATATTAGATGTAAAAGGTTCTATACATTCGTTGTTACCCATAATTTGCGATGTTGATGCAGTTGGCATAGGTGCCAATAAAAGACTATTACGAATCCCATACTTTCCAATTTCTTGACGGATATGTTCCCAATCGTATCTATCACTAGCTTTAGCATTCCATAAATCAAATTGAAATAATCCTTTACTCAAAGGACTGCCTTCAAAACTCGAATAACTTCCTAAGAAATTATCTCTATTTAATTCTTCTTTGATTGGTTTATAAATCTTCTTTAGACCAGATAATTCTTTTTTCATTTCTGTAATAACATCCACACTTACTTTATCGCTACTTTTTTCTATTTTATACATTAAATCCTTAATCTGTTTAATACGAGGATCCCGTTTCTTAGCTATTTCAAGAGAAGTTTCAATCGCACCATAATAAATAGTTTCAAAAATATTATTGTTTATTTCTTGAGCTTCCACACTATCAAATCCAACTTTCATCAATGCAAATACATCCGCTAATCCTTGTACTCCTATTCCCATAGGTCGGTGTAATTTATTTGAAAATTCACATTCTGGTATAGGATAATAGTTAACATCAATTACTTTATTTAGATTTTTAGTTATAACTTTGGTTATTTTGTAAAGCATATCATAATCAAATTCTCGTGTATCTTTATTGACAAACTTAGATAAAGCAATTGATGCTAGGTTACATACCGCATATTCTGTAGGAGATGAATATTCTATAATTTCGGTACACAGATTGCTCGATTTTATAGTGCCTAGATTTTGTTGATTTGATTTATTATTTGCGGCATCTTTATAACAAATATAAGGTGTTCCTGTTTCAATTTGAGATTCTAATATAGCAAACCATATATCACGCGCTTCAATTGTTTTACCTTTATATTGAGGATCTTGTTCATATTTCAAATATAGTGCTTTAAATTCTTCACCATGACAATCAGCTAATCCGGGAGCTTCATCCGGACAAAATAAAGTCCATTTTCCATTTTCTTTAACACGTTCCATAAATAGATCAGGTATCCATAGTGCGTAAAAAAGATCCCGTGCTCGGTCTTCTTCGTTTCCGTGATTTTTTCTTAACAACAGAAAATCAAAAATATCTTTATGCCATGGTTCTATATAGATTGCGAAGGAACCATTACGCTTGCCCCCACCATTATGAACTATTCCATTATGTAGCAAATAATTATGTTCCGTTTTGAATTGAAGGTCATACAACGTTCCATCATATGATGTATTACTTATAGCTGTGATTCTTGATAGCAAATAATTATTATATTTGAAAAATTTAAAAAAAAGTGAATCACACTTTATTTCTAATAAATCGCAAATTTCTTTTGTTTTTGGTATTCGTAATGTATAACTTAGTTTTTGATTTGTAATACTATCACCTCTATAAGTAATATGTGTTTCACCAATCCTATCTCTTACTGTACCACTCGTTAAAACACCTAGTTTTAAACATAAAAATCGCACACTTTCAATTAAGTTGCGTGATGTACTATCAAATACTATTTCATTACCAACACATCCATCAGTATCTACTAGACCTTTAATAATATGTTTACTTTTTTCTATAGGAAGATTTAACCATCGATGATGGCAATATTTTTCTTTATTTACATCATAAACATCATTATATCTAAAGGGCATATTTACTGTTTTATGCCAGTAAATCCGGGTTGTATTATCATTAGTTTCAATCCTATATTCAATATATTTACTATTAAAATATCTTTCTACATCATCTAATATATGCTTTTTATTAGTTGTGTGTAAACTTATATAACCATTTTTATCTTTCGCATGCATACATCCATCACCTAATATAACACCATATATATAACAATCTTTGTCTGATATACTACTGATATCTTTATTATATTTAGGTATTGGAAATACAACCATATCATCTATAGTAGCATCTTTAGCATCAGTCCACTCAAAAGAAATTAACTTTTTATCTAATCTATTTTTTATTAATGAATAATTTAACCCTTTTTTTTGATTTTTTAATAAGTACATTGGATGTTCATCTGTAATTTCTAAATCATCTATACTATGTTGTATTTTAAATTTAATTAGATTACCAGTGTAAGGATGTTCTAATACATTCTCTATTGTTTCTACATCACCTTTTAAATTATACACTTCAGTTTCACCAATTGTAACATCCTGTATTTTCATAGGTCCATTTGTAGTATAAATCAATGTTTCAGGTAGGACACATTGATCAACATACCGAGCTGTATTATTAAATACGCGCAACATAGGCACCAAGCCATTTGAAATCCCATTTGTTCCACGGATTTTACTGTTTTTAGCACGAACATTATGTATATGTAGACCAATCCCTCCAGCCCATTTTGAGATTAATGCACAGTCTTTTAGTGTAGAAAAAATTCCATCTATACTATCATCTTTCATTGATAATAGGAAACAAGAAGATAATTGAGGTCTAGGTGTTCCTGAATTAAATAAAGTTGGTGTAGCATGAGTAAAATATTTATTTGACATATAATTATAAGTTTCAATCGCTTCTTTTATATCTGTTAAATGTATCCCAACAGATACTCGCATAAACAGATCTTGTGGTCTTTCAACCACTTTTCTATTGATTTTCATTAAATAACTTTTCTCTAAAGTCTTGAATCCAAAATAATCAATCTTGAAATCCCGTGAATAATCTATAACATCATTTAATTTTGTACCATGACTTTTTATAATTGAAAATACCTTTTTACTAATAAGCCCTTCTTCATATAATGCTTTAATTGTTTCGGTAAATGATGGAAACGTATTTTTATGATGATTTGATACTACTATTTTAGACGCTAAAGAACCATAATCAGGATGTTCGGTTGATAAAGATGCACAAATCTGTCCCGCTAATTCATCTATTTCTGATGTGTGAATATTTGGATAAATTTGTGAACATACTTTTTGAGTTACTTTAGACGGATTAATTGTTAATCCTTCAGATAGTTTTTTAATACGTGTCAAAATCTTGTCAAATTGTATTTCTTCTTTTGCACCGTCACGTTTCGTAACATAATCTAATTCCATATTGTAATTCAACTCTATAATACTATTATTCACCATTGTTTTAGATATATTTTATAAAACATTTTATTTTAAAATTTAAAATAAAATTGATTTAAATACAATTCATAAATTTACTTATATATTAAAAGCATAATGATTCCGTTCCTATGGCCATTCACATACATTATTAATTACTTTTTCCCGGAAAATAAAAATCCAATTGATTTAAGTGATTTAATCTACTTTGATTTTGAAACTACCGGACTTAATCCATATCATGATCAAATTATAGAATATGCATTGATTCAAGAAGAAGAAGATGAAACTTATGATATTGATAATGAAGAAACTTATAAAAATAATACATTCATAACTGAATTGGTAAATCCTGAAGTTAAATTTGAAAAGAAAATTACTGATATTACAGGGATTCATCCTGAAGAATTGGACAATAAAGAAACTATTATATGTGAGCTTCCTAAAATGATGAGGTTCATTAATTATGATATGAATACTAAACATATTTATATGGTAGCTCATAATTGTGATTCATTTGACAGACTTTTCTTGCTAACACAACTTAAAAAATACAATACAACTAATGATAAAGACCTTGATTATAAACATATAATGTTTATTGATAGTCTTAACTTGTGTAAAAAACTTTTACCGAATATTAAAAGTTATTCAATGAAAAATATGGCACACCATTTTAAACTTAAATCAGGCACTCATCGGGCCCTGTCAGATACAATTGCTCTTAGAGCATTGTATCTTAAACTTATGGAATTGCTTGAAACGGAACTCAATATTAATAAAGATTATTTGTTACATACTCCAAGTATTGTATATAAATACATTTACTAAATACTTTTTAGAAAAAAGTAATTTAATATTTTATTAAAGGATTTACAAAATAAATCAAAAATGAGAAAAATGCTACAATCCAACACCAATAACTTCCAACAACTGTAATATCTTTAAAAACTAAAGTTGTGTATAGCCATGGAATAATATAAAATAATACTACAAACATGGTGAATATTTTATTTTTAGGATATATATATTTATATGCTATTACTAATCCAAATAATACTACTATTACATAATGATAGTGTGGGAAATTCCACACTACATGGTCTGAATTACCTGATTTATATGGTATAAATTTATTTTTCTGGGTTATTAATATATATAGTGCGAATATAGCACTCATAACAAAAATTAATAATGCTATAATCCAAAATATATTATTTTTAAATTTTATTTTATAGAGATTATCATATGTTAATCCAATCATTATTGCTAATGGATGGAAAAATAATAATAAATTTGCTAAAAATGCTCCTATTTTTTTTAGAATAACATTATTATAATCTATTCCCAACCATATTAAAGTTTCAAATAGTTGCATTGTTCCATAAGACATAATAAATATAGACATTAACCTATCATTAGGTAAATTCCGTTTATATAATAAACCAGATACTAAACTTATGATTATAAATGAACCAAACGAAACTTCTTTATTCCAACACATATTATTTTTAAAGATTATATTTTTGTAGAAATGGATTTGCGAAATAAATTAAAAAGGAGAAAAAAGCAACTATCCAACACCAATACGAACCTGCAATATTTTTATTTAATTTATCTGGAATTGTGTAATAACTGTATAATGCAGGGATTATATAATATAATAGTAGTATTATCAAAAATATCTTATTTTTTTTGAATATAAATATTAATGATACTATTATCATAAATAATATAATCAAATTATAATTATCAGGTATATCCCATACTAAATGTCTGTATTTAGGTATTAGATATGATTTTAATGATTTATTGGAATATTTACTAAATAATGATATTCCATTTCTAAAAAATCCAATTATTATAAATAGAATTGCTATAACAATTCCTATTTTATATATATAATTTTTTGTTATATCTTTATAGAATATATCGTATTTTAAAGCTAATAAAAATATGAGTGGATGAAAATATAGTAATAATGACGCTAAAATTGTTCCTATTTTATTAATAATAGGTTTATTATATTCTATACCAATCCATATTATAGTTTCAAATAACTGCATTATACCATATCCCATAATAAATATAGACATTAACCTATCATTAGGTAAATTCCGTTTATATAATAAACCAGATACTAAACTTATAATTATAAATGAACCAAACGAAACTTCTTTATTCCAACACATATTATTTTTAAAGATTATATTTTTGGAAAAATGGAGTTATAAAATATATTAAAAATGCTAATATAGCAACTAACCAGCACCAATAAGACCGGAATATCTCAAATTTAATTCCTTTAGGGCCTACATTTTGAGAATATATAGCTGTTGTTCCAAAAAACACTAATAAGAATAATGAATATACCATATTTTTAGGAAACATAATAGTAAATAATACAATTACTAATAATACAACTCCATATTTATATTGTTCATCTAAATATTTTGGAATTTTCCATATTAAATGTGGTGATTTAGGTGATACATATGATATATAATTATGTTTATTTACTAATCCTTGATATATTATATTTAGAACTCCCAAAACAAATAATAATACCGCAAAACCAAAAAATAACTTGTACAATATATTCTTTTTGACCTTATTGTAAAAATTATCATATTTTATACCTAATAATAACCCCAAAGGATGGAAATATAAAAGTAATGTTGCTAGAACAGTTCCTATTTTATTTATTATTGGTTTATTATATTCTAATCCAACCCAAATTATAGTTTCACATAGTTGCATTGCTCCATAAGCCATTACAAATATAGCCATCACGCGATCATTTGGTAAATTCCGTTTGTACAATCCATAACAAATAACAGATATAAGGGCAAATGTAGAAATTGAGACTTCTTTATTCCAACACATATACTATTTATAAATATTAAAAAAATCTTTGGACCAAAATTAAAGATTTAAAAAATCTTTAATCTAAGAAATGTAATTCTTTTTCTTTATAGGCCTTTTTAGGTTTTTTACTCTTAAGTGATTCAATACCAATTTTTCTATGTTTTAATACATCGTCCCAAAAGACTTTAATATTCACAAAATTTTTTGTAAAATAACTTTTGTCTCTTTTGACTAATACAACATTATATTTGTTTAAATACCAAAATGTAGATGTTAAATATTCTAAATATTCATTATCATAAATTTTACTTATCAATTCTTCTTCCCATGTTTCAAACATTTCTTTACATTTAATATGCTTTTCTTCAGAGTAGTAAAATAGTGGTTTTTTAAGTTTAGAATCATACAATTCAATAATTATTCCCTTTTCTTTAAATGGTTCAATATCTTCAAAAAATGCATCTTTTGAAACATATTTCTGAAAATCACATTCCAAAAAATCACAGTAGTCTAAATCACACACTTCTAATTGTCCTTGAACTTGCGCAAAATAACCGGGTGGAATTATTCCAGTAATTTTCCGTGATTTAGGACATTTAATTTCTAACATACGGCCTACATAATTTTTATTTTCACTATTGTAATGAACTATACCATCTGGCGATGCACCGAAAAAAGGAATAATTGGGTGAGGTATACATCCAAATTCAGTTATAATAAGTTTATTTCGCTTTTCATAAATTTGAACCGCTAAATCTTCAAATTTAATCCCATGCATAATTGCATCATTCGTTAAAAATGGCATTTCTTCTCCACATTTTTTCATGATTAATTCATTACGTTTAGATACAGCTCCTTTATCAATAACACTGTAAAAATCACTTGCTGTTAATCTATTATTACGGTAAGTATACCATTCTGGACTCCGTTGTTCTGGTTGAGGAATTTTCTCTAAATGTTTAAATTTGGATTCAAGATACAATAATTCTGATTCAGTATAATTAGGATCATCAGGCATATTCTTTTTTTGAAGCAATAATTTATGGATTTCATCACAGATTTTATTCACTTCATTGCTACATTTCAAGTCAGCAAATTGTGAATATGTTTCAAGTACTAAGACCTTTGTATCTTCAAAAATAGTATTATCACACAAATCATCACATGTTACTTCACTATTATCAACCAAATCATTTATAATATATAACAATTCTTGGTCCATTTTATATTTACACTTAATATATCTTTATATGAATCAATTTTATAATTCATTTAATATAATATTTAAAAATATACGTTTCATTTCTTTTAAATCTCCAATAAAATATTCATTTGTTCTATTATATATTTGAAAATTTGATTTAAATTCTTTAATTAATTTTTTTTCTGCTGTTTTTCCATTTTTAACTTCTAATAGTAATATTTGTTTTAAATAATCTTTATAATCTGAACAGTTAGTAAATCTATTAATTGTATTTGATTTATTAATGTTTTGGGTGGTTCTACCAATTTTATATATGTTTGTATTCCAATGTTCCGATGGTTGAATTAGATATACTATATCATATTCGTCTTTAGTTCCATCTTTATACATTATATTATCATCGATAGTTTGCCAATTTCCATTTATATGTTTACATGTACAAATTAAATCGCATTTTTTCTGGTTACATTGTGGATTATCGCATACATCACAGATTCTTTTACATTTTTGACAACATTTACAATTAATATTTTGATTATTACATTTTATACAAATCGAATAACAATTACAATTAATAGCTGTCTTTTTACAAATATCACAACAATTGCAATTACTTTTTATATTATTACATTGTTTACAACAATCGCAATAAATATTATTACAAATATCACAACAAGAACAATTTTGTTTTAAATTATTACATTTTTTACAACATTTACAAGTCTTTTTAGATGATCTACATATTTTACAACATTTACATTTTGTAGATATTTTTTTACAATTACTACAACAAGAACAATTTTCTTTTAAATTATTACATTTAATACAACATTCACAATCATTTTTAAATGATCTACATTGTTTACAACACTTGCAATCCTTTTTTAGTTTATTACACTTATCACAACATTCACAATTTTCCATTTTACATTTTGAACAACATTCGCAATGATTAGGTTCATTTTTATTTTTAATTCTTTTACATTGCTTACATTTGTAGGTTGAACTAATTAATCCAACACATTTATCAACTAATGGACTTGTAATACTAGATAAATAGTTATATAAAATTTTATTTACACTATCACTATTTATTTCTGATTTATTTACACCAATTTTTATCATTTCAGAAAGTATATTATCATTATCAAATATCATTGCTGCTCTCCATTTTGTATGACTTTGACTTGTCCTTATTTTTTTTAAGGAAATAGGTTTGGATAAAACTCTATTATTTCTAATAAAATATAATCCTGCATTCCAACTAGACGAAGAAGAATCTAAATATTCTTTTGTAATACTTGTATCTGAATCTAATAATTCTTTATCTATCCAAACTATTCTATATTTAAATGAAATTTCATTTTCACTATTATTGTCATAATTTTTATTAAAAATAGATTCATTTTCATAGTTATATAAATTAGTTTCATTACATATTGATCTAAAAAATTTAGTTTCAGTATTATAAAATACTGTTACATCAGCATATATTGATAAAATTTCAATATTTTTAATTGGATAGGTGTCAATATTTATTATACTATTTGATTTAGATTTAATATCATCATAATGAATAAAATCTAATGTATTTTCACTATTAATTGTATCATTATCAATTGATTCAATATTTGTTGTAAACTTAATTTCAAACTTAGGATTTAATTTACTTTCAAAATTATACGTTTTTTTTAAATTATACAACAAAGCCTTTATATCTTTTTCAACATCTACAAAATAGTCCTTTGAAATAAATGTTTTAATTATAACACCTGTGTTTTCATTTAATGATTTAAAATATTCAGCATTTTCAAGAGACATATTTTCATAGTTAACATTATCAGACCAAACATTTTCATTGTTAGAATCATTATTTATTTTATTCCAATCTATTTCTATTTCTTTATATATTAATTTTTGTTTAGTATCATCATAATAACATGATAAAATTAACGAATAATGATTTAATCCATCTGTTATATTAGAATTTGTAATATTAACTAACGCAGCTTTTGCTCCTAATCCATATTTACCATTTTTAGAAGCATCGGTATTTTGTTTACATAAAGTAATAAAATTCTTTAAGTCTTTTATATTCATACCTTTTCCATCATCACATATTATCAAATTATAATGAGTGTCGGTTTTATTTAAATTTATATCTGTTGATAATGAACCGCCATCAATACTATTATCAGTAAATTCTGTAATTGAACTACTAAAATTTAATAATAAACCATCAGTTAATACATTAACTAATAATCCATGTTGATCAACAGATCCGGATTGTTTCATTTAATAATTTACACTTAATATCTTTATATGAATCAATTTTATAATTTGATTTAAAAATAATATAATAAATAAAATAAATGAAAACAATTGAAGAATTACCAGAATCAGAAGCAGAAATTAAAAAACTAGAAGAAACTATTAGTCATGAAATAGAACATGGTTTAAATGATATTGATAGTCAAATTATGAGTTTGCTTGTGCAACGTAAAATTCAAGAAAACCTGCTGAACAATATACTTGAAAAATACAATAAACCTTTAAACCCTAAAGATTTAAATAAAAATATATACAATAGAATTAAAACAAATTATGATTATAATTATGTGGCATATTTAGAATCAGTTTATTCCACTATACTTAAAGCTTTTTAAAAAAAGCTTAGACCAAAAATACTATTAAGAAAAAGGTTTAAACGGTTTTATTAGCTTCGTGCACCAGTAACACCAATCGGTCTACTAGCTGAATCACTAGATGGGTTAAAGAGCCAATCATACAGTTCCTGTTTCTCTGTGTAATTACTTTTTATAAATTGTGGTGTTTTCCGAATAACCTTTTCTTCATTTGTAGGAATACCAAAACAATCCCAATCTATTTTAATATAATCAGATTTTATAACATTGCGTTCATTGTCAAACATTTTGGCATCAGGGTTTAAAATCCAACTTGTTCTATCTACAACTCCATTATGTTTATCAGGGGTGTCTTCAAAATCAACTAAGCTATAATTATTTTTACGATCACTGTATTTTTGTACCTTTGATATATCTACTTTTGGTTTAAATACAATTGAACCCCGTGAATCAACAGCATCTCTCTCGATACCTAAAACCTCTCTTGAAACACCATTTTTAATACTATTAAGGATTATATGTTTATCATCAAACGTTATATCAAATAACAGTTTGCGATTCACATCTTTATCAGGATTATAAATAAACACATTAATTTTATAATTAATGCTATTATTTTCTTCATCGAATTCTTTCTCAACCCTGTCCAAATTTCCACGAACAAAATTCTTTTTAAATTTATTATTTATGTTGCTTAAAACCGAATCAACTAACAAATAACATTCATGTTTAGATACTGAATCAATTGTATCAACGGACATTGAACTAAATTTTTCATGGTGACTCTTCAAGTATAAAAATATTATTATTAAAATTAATACTAAAAAAAATATTACTATCATTAATTATTAGTAAGATTTAAATATGACAATAAAAAGAAAAAATAGAATAATTAATACTGATACTGATACTGTTACTGATACTGTAGGCTTAATTTTTTTATCTTCAAATTGTAGTATCAATCCTAAAAAGAAACTAAATTTAAACAAAACAAAACTATATCATAAAGATAATAATTATATTACATTAGTTAAGTTGAATAATTGGGAAAAAACACTTGATACTATAATTGATAAAATACATATTAAAGATATTATAGATATTTATAGGAATAGACTATATATTATACATATTAATTATGATTATTCCTTAACAGAATATGAATCAACACGTTATTTAGATTTATTTCATAGTATGTCTGAATCTATTTATAATGATATATATGTCTATAATAAAAATTCCAAAGAATGTTACTTAAGTACTATTATAACGGATGGCGATAATATGTATCAATTAACATTAAAAGACTTATACTATTATTTAATTGGTTATATTTAGCTAAATATAAACATATAAAGATAAATAATGATATAATATAAATGAGTATTAATGATGTCCAAACTGAATTAAATATCATTAAAACAGGTGCATCAGTTAATTTTAATTCAGATAATGATTTTAATTCAGATAATGATTCTAATAATATTAAATCTATTTTAAAAAAAAACATAAGAAATTTAGAGTCGTTTGTAGAAGGAAAAGTTATTAATATGTATGCTCGACCATGGAATAAATTAGAACCTAAATTAAAAAGAACTAAAATAAATGAGTATTTACAAGAAATGCTGAATGATAAAGAAATTAATTTAATTATTTTCAATAATTTAATATATAAACTACACAAAGAAATAGAATTTAATAGAAAAATAAAATTAACATATGATAAAGAAAAATGTGTCATTACTGAATTTGATTACAGTGTTTATTTAAATTCTTAAATGTATAAATTTTCTTATAGATTTAAGGATTGTTGAAATTCTTCAAAATCTATGTCTGTTCCAATATCTGAATCACTGTCAGACGTATATTCAGATTCATCGGCAAATTTTACTGTTTTTTTTTTATTTTCTAATGGTCTGTAATTATCAGATGGTTTTTTAATTATAGATTCGAGTGATTTTTTTTGATTTATTTGTTTTTTTGGAGTGCTGGGTGTTAAAAGTTTATTTTTTATTAAAATAATGATATGATTTAAATCAATATCTTTATTATTTGTTATAATTATCATACTAATATCTAAAATAAAAAATAACCAAAAATAACCTTTCAAACTGTTTAATAAAGCATCTTTACCACCTATAAATAGTGTTGCATGAAGAATAATATATGAAATACCTCCATATAAAAAAATTTTGGTAATTTTAGTGTTTTTATCTAATTCCTTTTCTATTAGAGTTGAATTTTGTATTAAATAGAAAAACATATTTAAATATATTTTATAAAAAAAAAGATTATAATAAACTTAATATTTTTTGTTTTTTTTATTCTATTATACTATGAATAACGTTACAGCTGTAACATCTAATGCAACGTTTACGTGTAAAACTAAAAATAATGGTATTTTACCTATTAAGAATCGTATTTTAGTTATAGGAGACCTTCATGCCGATTTTAATAAAACAAAAGAAATATTTATAAATTTTGGTTTAATAGATGTTAATGAAAATTGGATAGCTGAACCAAAGGATACTGCAGTCGTACAACTTGGAGATCAATTGGACGGAGGGGGGCGTGGCGGCGAAGAATCTTTTGGTGAATTAGATTTAATATATTTTATGGATAGGATTCATTTAAAAGCTGAAAAATTTGGTGGCGGCGTTTATTCACTTATTGGAAATCACGAAATAATGAATTTGTTAGGAGATTTCCGTTACTCTTCTTCTAAAGATATAAGTAGGCAAGGTGGTATTCAAAAAAGAAAACAGTTATTTTCGCCGGGCAGCGATCTTTTTAATAAAATGTCTTGCACCCGAAATGTCATATTAAAAATAGGTGATTTTATTTTTGTACATGCAGGCATTCTTCCTGAACACATAGAACCAAGTGAAAAATCAAAATTTATAAGTAAATTAAATACACTTATGCGACTATATCTACAAGGTAAAAAAACATGGCAAGACGAAGATATACAAAAATATTTTTTAGATAAAAAAGGTGTTATATGGAATAGAGAATATGGTGATAAAACACTTTCCAAAAAAACGTGTGGCTATTTAAATAAGGTTAATAAATTATTAAATGTTGGTCATATGGTAGTGGGTCATACAGTACAAGATAATATTAACAGTAAGTGTGATGATAAATTGTGGAGAGTAGATGTAGGAATATCTGATGCATTTGGAACATCAAATATGGAAATTCTTGAAATCTTAAATAATGGTATAGCAACTAAAGAAAATAAGTTTAAGCCTATAAGAATCCTTAAGATGTCTTAAAATTGATTTATATGAATTCCTATTAAATTTAATAAGAAAATGACTAATACGTTTAAATGGATTACCCCAACAAAAGAGTACCCATCTTTTAATAGTTTTAATGCAGAGCCAATTCATCCTATGTTTTACAAATATCTATATTTATTACTTCTGGCATTAATATTTATTTTATTCGGTTATTATTGTATATAAATTAGGGGGTGACCGATGTTTCTAATAAGAGATACACTGAGAATTTTATGTTTTTTCTATAAAATAGTCAGTTAATTCACGAAGTTTTACTTTTTGACAATATTAAGTTTAAGATGCTCTACACCACAAGATTATAAAGAGAATGATAGCTATAACTTATTTTTAGAATTTAAAAAAATTTAACAATTTGAACCATTTTTATTAGATGCAATACTACTTCCAGGACAACAGCCATATCTTGTACTTTCACAACCACCTATCATATGATGTTTTGTCGGCTGTGAATTAGGATGTGGCCTTGGATGTGGCCTTGGTCTTTGATGTGGTCTTGGATGTGGACTTGGCCTTGGTCTTGGATGTGGCCGTCTACAATTTGTTCCTTGTTGATCATATTTTGGTGTAACTTCATCCGGACAACATCCCCATCTTGTTCCAGAACAACCACCTAATACTATTTGGCGTGGTAATGGTTTATTTGTTTGTGTTATTAAAATAATAATAAGAATAAGTATTATTATTAACAAAATTATTGAACTAATCAATACCACATTCATTTTATAATATAAACACATATTTTTAAATTTATATTTTCCATTCTAAGTAAAAATATAATTAAACTAATATAACTTATATTTTTACTTATAGTTTTAATAACATTTTTAATTTATAATGGCTCTTGGATCAAATGAAGTAAATCAATCAATTAATATTAAAACACTTGTTAGTAATTATATTTTAAAGAAAGGAGATATTTGTTGTGAAGAAGATTATAATAGAGATGAAATAATTAATCAAATATTTCAAGTATACAATGATATGTTCAAGGATGATTATTTAGACTATATAGATAATGATATTATGTTATTTATTGGTTATTATATAGATTTACAAAATAATAATGATACAGAAGGAATGGGCATTTGGAAATATATTTATTCTCAAATACCAAAAACTGATAATAAAACACAAGATGAAAATAATATTAAGACATTATTAAAATCATTACCATTATTTTATTTACTTTCATTTTTAGGTTCAGCACATTATAAACAAAAATAATAGACTAATAATAATATTTTATTATATCAATGGGAATCAAATTATTTGATCAATACACATATTTACATTTTGCATCGGGTATTATAGCTTATTATCTGGGATTACCTATGTTATGGTGGTTTATTGCACATACTGTTTTTGAAATAACAGAAAACATGAAAATTGGTATACACATAATTAATAACTATTTAAAATTTTGGCCTGGTGGAAAACCACATCCCGATTCATTAATTAATAGTGTAGGAGATACAATTGGGACTTTAGTAGGTTGGTTATCAGCATATTGCGTTGATAAAATAGGGAATTACTATAATTTATATGAATTACATATTAAATAAAATTATACATCTATATTATTTGTTACATTTTCACTAACTTCACTACCTTCACTAACTTCACTACCTTCACTGCCACTAACGGATTGATTTGTCCCAGCACTATTAATACTATTATTTTCACTATCATTTACACTATCATTTACACTATCATTTTCACTAACTTCACTACCACTTAATGATTGATTTGACCCAGCACTATTATTTTCACTATCAATTTCCATATTTATATTAGTTGATTCTGCGATTGAATCTAATTCACTTTCACTTGGTGCACGCCCATTTAAACTAAAAAATGTGTTTACTAATTTTTTGTTATTGGAAATATTGTTTATACTATCAATCATTTTGTTTCGTTCATCATCGCTCATTTTAAATACTGGCGTTGCATCTAATGTATTACCAATCGAAGGTTTAATTAACTCTTTATTTTTTTTAAATTGGTTATTAAACTTTTTTAGAACTTTTGGTAATATAGATGGTGATATTTCTAATAATCTATCATATTCATCTTGATATATTTTAATAGTTTCATTCGGAGAAAGTCTATCTAATGGATGTCTAAGTCCAATAGTTTTTAGATTATTATAAAATTTACCCCATGATATAGAAGCCGCACGATGACCCTCATTCATTTCAGATATTTTAAGAAATTGATAAATAGTAGTAATAATACCTGCTATAATAGACATAGAACCAATTCCCATAACAACATAATCTTTTACTTTATCATTAAATCTATCTTGTGCAAAATTTGCAGTTCCAGTAATAGTTGAAATTATAATAACTGGTATAGTATACCAAGCATTCTTAGTTTGATATATTTCTCTACATCGCGCGTGCATCCATTGATAACATTGAGCTTTATCTGCCCATTGCTGTATAATTACCTCTTCTTCTGCTTTCCAGTATTCTCTCTTATATTTTTTTTTATTTTTTTTTTTATCCATATCTTTAAATATACTATTATCTTTAAAATATTCTTTAAATAGATTTATCCTTTAAAAAAAATTTAAGTAAATTTGATGAATCTATTTGTTGTATCACCGATTCGGAACATTTTTTAAAATATGTTATCGTTTTTGTAAATCTTTCATAATATTTATTATATTCTAATAAAATTGTATGTTTTTTACTTAATATAGCAAGTTCGTAATTTCCGTTGTGAAGATTATTATTTTTATTTGTAGAATTTATAGTTGTTATATATTTATCAAATAATTTGATAAATTCATCTACTAATTTTAGATTATTTATAATACTGTTTATTATTTCATTTAATTTTCCATAATTGATTCCCGATGTTTTTTTTATGCGAATAATTTTATTAAAAATATGTTTTTTAGCAGCTTTATTTTTTAGTTCTAACTTATTTAATGAAATTAGTATTATAAGCACATATTCAGATAATTCAGATATTTCAACCGCATATTTATCTAATATTAATTTGTATAAATTATTGTAGTAAATATATTCATTTTTTAATATTTGAGTTTGGAATAATAAAAAATCATTTTGATCTATAGTTAATATTTTATTTGATTCAAATGACATATAAATTTTACTTATAGAAGCGATTTTTTTTTTTATTTTACTTATATTATTATCTAGTAAATTTAGGTTTTCAATTATAATATTTGTTTTTTTTGAAATGTTAGTACAGTCTATTTTTCCAATTAATAATTGTGTATTATAGTCCATAATATTATACCATAAAATGATTTACTTAAAAATTGATAATATATATTTATTTATCAATTAAAAAATGAATGCTCACTTATTAAAAACGGGTGTATGCTCCGTTGTTCTTGGACCAGGACACTATGGAAAATTTATTAATATAACTGAAGATACAAAAGAAAAATTGTTAAAGATTACCAAAGTAACAGATAAACATAATGAATTTACTCATTTAAGTATTATTAGAAGTATTGAAAATTATAATGATTATTATTCTATACCTGATGATATTTTATTTGTATTAAAACCATCGCATAAATTTTATACTTATATTGAATACCTTGTAAAACTTGAACAAATGACTATTTTTAATGGTCCTCTTACATATTTCTACATAGATAATGCAGGTGATAAAGAATTACTTGAAACAATTAATAGAATGTATGATAATAATGATTTTACATTCTGGAAATCTTATTCACAAATACTTAAATTCGCAGTTAAAATTATGCATGGATTGAACTTTCTACATGAAAAACAACTATGTCATTTAGATATTAAACCTGAAAATATTATGGTTAATACAGCAAATAAAACCTTTAAAATAATAGATTTTGGTTTTTGTTCTATAGAACCCTTTGATGATTATCTCCATAATATACGAGGCACCCCTGGATATTTTCCACAATATTTTAAAAATGTGAAAATTCATCCTTGGTTCCCGAAAATAGAGGCAAACGATATGATTTTAATTGATAATCAAATACCAATGGTTAAAAATAGGAAGTTGGTGTATAAAGTTGACAGCTATTGTTTTGGAAGAATATTGTATTTATTAAATTATATTTACACTGATAATGTAACTATATGTTGTTATAATTATGAGACGCAAACCAATAATAAAATTAATAAAATTAATAAGTTAATTGATTCATTAATGGAAGACGATGTTTTTAAACGATTAACTATTAAACAAGCGTTGGATTTAATAGAAAGTTAAATATTAAATAAACTTTCAATAAACAAAAATATTAAGGAAAAATATTAGCATAGTCTGGTATAACTGATTCTAAAATATCTTCTTTTTCTAAATCAACTAAATTATGATTACTGTCCCAAAATTTAGTTATCCATTCACTAAATAGTTTTTTATTTATTGATATATAAGTTTTCATTATAGTATGAATACCATATTCATACATTATTGTTTTATTTTCTTTAATATGTTTTCCTAGATTTGAACATGGATATTTTTGATGTACTGGAAATGTTCCTACTATTATTAGTGTATCTAAATTACTTCTAATTAAATCATTATGATATTTAGGCCATCCACCGACACTACTATCGTTACCACTTGTATCCGGATATACAAATTTATTTTTAAATACTCCTTCTTCTGTTTTTTCAGTCAGAATTTTTTTATAATCTCCAAAAAATATAGTTACATTATCAAATAAACTATTTAATTTAGTTTTTTCTTCTTTTATTTTAGTTTGTACTTCGTATGTTTCTTTATGATTTTCGATAATATAAAATTTAATGTTTGATAATTCGTCTTCTGTTAGTATATTATGTTTATTTTCAATTAGACATGATACAGTATTGACTCTATTATCACATAATATCATATCTAATGGCTTCTTAGTATACTTAAGTAATAATTTTATAATTTTTGGTAGTATTTTATAATTAAATAAATCTTTAACTTCTGGATTAGGATTTGTAAATGGATTAACCGAATCAATTAAATTCGACTGTTTTATTTGCAAATCATATATTTGTTTCCCTAACTTTGGTATCTCCTTTTTAACAGCGTCTATTTGTTCCTTTACTTTTGGCGTAACTGAATTTAATATATTTGTAGATTTTAAAGTTTTACTATTACCACTAGCACCACTATTACCACTATTACCACTATTACCACTATTACCACTATTACCACTATTACCACTATTACCACTAGCACCATTATTACCACTAGCACCACTAGCACCATTATTACTAGGTTTTAAAGTTTTACTTTTAACACGACTAACATTAGCACCATTATTACTTGATTTTAAAGTTTTACTTTTACCACTTTTACCATTATTACCACTAGCACCACTATTACCACTTTTACCATTATTACCACTAGCACCACTTTTACCTAGTGTTAAAGTTTTACTTTTAACACGACTACCTCTAGCACCACTTTTAACATGGGGTAATGTATTACGTTGATTAGCATTTTGATTACTATTAACTGAAAGTGTTCTTTCTTTTTTAGAAAGTTTTATAGATTGTGTTTGGGAATTTGATACTGCTCTAGATTCTGATAAATAGTCATTTGATTTAGTTGATACAAATACATCACCAAATAAATTTTGCCACCAAAATATATCTCCGTACTTAATATTTGATTTTATTAATTTAGTTTCAGCACCAATATTAACTTCAAAATCAAATAAAAAATTAATATCAATTAATGCAGGACAGTGACTAGAAGATTCAGTTTTATATGTACCATATCTAAATTGTAGTGGTGATTTTTTTTGTTCATTTGAATAAATTTTATTACCATCACGTTCTAACACAAATTGTTTTTCACCACCAATAGTTAATTGTTCATATCTATTTTTTATATCATGAGATCCTGGTTTATGTTCTTTAATAAAACTTTGTCCTGTGGGCTTATACATGTGTATCATTTCTTCATTAGTTAATTGACTAAATATATATGATTCTTTTGATTTTTTAAACTCAGGATTAGTTATTATAGTTCTTATAGCTTTTTTTCGTTTAGCTGTATCTTTATAATCATCTGTTAAATGATCATGATAAAATGTTAATTGGTGGATAGGTTTATCTAATGAATATCTTTCAGGTAATTTTTTATGTAATATTTTTATTATTTCGTTAACTTCTGCTTTAACACTATCACAATTAGATGTAAAATTACAATTTTTATCGGCTTCTCTTAAAGAAGATCTTTTAAGGCTCCAACCATGCACTCTATTTAAACGTTCATTTTTAAATTCGATTTCATCAAATTCAGTATCAGATTCTTTAAACCAACGTCCTTTTTCTATTTTAGGTCTAACGGATGATATTTTAGGTGCATCACCTACATTTTGTTTTATATCTTCTAATATAGATTGCCATTTTTCAAACGTGTCAATTATTGTACCATCTGCAGTTATATCAATTAATTTTTCCTGAAATAATTGTATTTGCTTATAACATTTTTCTAATTCTGCGTGCAACTCTTTGGTAGCCCATAAATGTAATTTACATTCATTGGGAATTTCACCATGCTCTTCATATAAAAAACATGGCTTGCCATTAATATCAACATCATTGTAAACACCTAATATACGCAATTTTTGAATTAAACTTTCACAGTGTAAACTTTTATCAAGTTTGGATTGCATTGTTCTTTTGGATGTTTTTATTTCACTACGTATGTATAAATCTGTCAAATGATATTGTAAATCGTTATCATAATCTCCATCTACAAAACTTATTCCTCTATCGGCCTTTTTACCAGATACAATTACTATTTTTTTTTTACCTATATCTTTTAATAATTTTAATGCATTTTGTATAGCACTTCCAGGATTATCAATTCTTTTTTCTATAGCAACACCGGTTTTAATATTCCTACATTTTAATTTAGTATCCGTTATTTCATGTATTTCATGTATTTGATCAGTCATTAATATGGTAGGATTTAATGAAACACTGTTCTGATTATACACTAATCCAATCCACCCTTTACGTTCATTATGTTTCATTATATTTTCTAAAAGTGTTGTTTGATTATCATTTTGTATAGTAGATAAAATTAATGCTACACAAAAACGTCTTTTTGTTATATCGCAATTATCAAGCATTTTATCTATTATTTTTAGTTCATTTTCTAATGGTGGTGATTTGCTTTTCATTCTTGCAGATGAATCAACCGGTGCTTTAATTAATCTGGAACTATTTATGCCTAAATAATCAGGTGTTGTTTCAAGTTTAAATAATCTATTTGGAAATATTTTCCACTTTTTAATATCCATAATAATAGCAAGTGGTGTAGCTGTAACTCCTAACACGTGATATGGTTTTTCTTCTTTATTTTTTGGATTCAGTAATTTATTAATACTGTCTACTATAGTACCCCCTTCTCCAGTAAATAAATCTATTTCATCAATACAAATACAAAATTTAAGAAGTGGATTTTTTTTTATAAGTTTAATACAATTTTGTATTTGCGACTTATTACCTAAAGCAATAACTGTATTACAGGTTTCAAATGAAATTTCTATTTTTGAATTGATAATTTGTGGTTTTAATATATGAACTTTATCAGGAACTTCTTTATTAAAATTGTCTATTCTACTGTATATTTGTTTTGAATCTGCAATTGAATTACGTGTAATTATTATTGAAACCATATTAGGACCCGACGATATTATTTTATGACAATGAGATAAGATTACATTTGTTTTTCCACTTTGAACGTTTCCTATAACAAAATCAAAAAAATTGGGACGTAAATCTATTTTTTTATATAATTCATGATCCATAAAATGTGGTTTACTTAATTTAGATGTATTTATAACTTTAGATTTAAGAGGCATTTTTTCCTCAAATCTTCTTGTTTCGTTATTAAAATCATTTAATTTTTTACTTTTACCTTTAGCTTTAGCAGCATCACTAGTATTAGAAGCATTAGCAGCATTAACTGTAGCTGCATTAACATTAGCTGCAGCGCCATTATTTTTTTTACCTTTACTGGGTGATACACAATACGCATATTTTTTCATGTTTCCAGATGGATGAACTTCGGTTGCACACCAATCCCCTTTCTTTCCAGGATAACATTTATTATATTTTTTATCTTTATAATTAAAAGGAAAAATACATTCACCTTTACCTAAACTTATAAATTTATCATCAAGTGATAATGCTTTTTTAGATTTTGGTGATGTTAAACTTACTTTTATTTTCTTTAATTTAACTGATTTTGTGTTAACTGTGTCTTTTTTCATTTTAATTTCTTTTTTTAAAATTTCTGCTTCTATTTTTTGTTTAACAGATTTATTGTTTCTTAGTTTAATCATTAATTTTTCCTGTCCAACTTGGTTGACTGAGTGTCGTATACCGGCTTCATACATAATTAATTTTTTTTTTAAAATAGATAATTCACGTTTAAGTTCATCCAAACTTAAATGACTAAATTCACTACTCATTATAATATTTAACTATATTTTTTATTTAGTTTCATCATAATAAAACTATTTAAACACAAATTAGGTTTTAAGTATAAGAATATGGAGCAAAAACTCCGTCCAAATTTCCAGGTCAGTAACAGAATCATCGGTAACATAAATAATAAAGATTTGATGAATTTTGATATAATTATTCCCAATGAACAACGCATTATGGATGTTTCAAAAGTAGATGAAATTATTGAATACCAGCAATTATATAATAAAAAATACAATTCTTTTAATTTCATGGGTGTTATTAATATTCATCTATGTAATAACATCTATTATTTAGTTGATGGTCAGCACAGATATAATGCACTAAAAAAGCTTACATTTATGGGATATGAATTAATTGATGTGTGTATTGAATTGGTTAAAGTAAATTCTATTGATGAGCTAAAAAGAAACTACACTCTTATTAATAAGAATACCCCATTGCCAGAATTTCCGGAATCGATTGATAAAAATATTCCTGAAACGGTAGCTCGCAACTTCTTTGACAAATTCACTGATATTTGGTCGCAATCCAATACTAAACGCGTTAGAAGGCCACATTTAAATAAAAATGATTTTCAAGAAGCATTAGGCATTCTTACCGAGAAATTAAAGATTGAAAGTAGTATTAAACTACAGACTTTGTTAGAAGATTACAATACTAAGTTATCACAATGGGATGTGACACATTATCCAAATTATAAATCCTTTAAAGATCCATTAAAAATACAGCAAAAATGTCAAAAAACAAAAATGTATTTAGGTTTATTTACACATAAATCAAATGATTACGGCTATGATTGGGTCAAAAATATAATTAAAGATGAAACAGGAGAAGACATTACTCCTTCTAAATCTACAAGTAAAGCTAACGCTAAAGTTCCTCAAAGCATTAGAAAGCAATCATGGCATCAAAATATAGGCGAATCTGTTGGTTTAGCAAAATGTATTTGCTGCAATATTAATGATATTAGTCAATTAAAATTTGAAGCTGGTCACATTCAACCTAAATCTAAAGGAGGTTCAAATACAGTAGATAATCTGCTACCAATATGTGGTGAATGTAATAGGTCAATGAGTGATACTCATATGGAAGACTACATTAAAACTTATCATCCTTCCAATTTAAGCCGATTTCAAAGTAGAAGTTATAATGTCAATACCAATGCTAATGCTAATGCCAATACAGGATTATTAAATAAATTAAGTTTGTGGTAAGGGTTAATACGGTTATACATTTTATGCATTTACATCTGTAAAATTCTTGCTAGAGATGCATCTTAAGATGTCTAGCACTAACGACTGTGTGACTATCACCTTCCCGGGCAGGTACCTTCCCTTGTCCAGGGAAGGTGACATCGTAGAGAGATTCTTGTTGTGGTTGTCCACCGGTCTCTGGATTCGCCGCGAGGGGAACTTAGATGCCTTCTGATTGAACCCCCAAGGGGGAATCGTAGGTGGATTCTTGTTTAAATGCACCATCAACCGAGTTTTTAAGTTTTAAATCTGTTACTACCCCAGCTTTGCTATAATCACTTATACTATTATTCCTGAAATGAGCTACAAGATCATCCAAGTTTTTAAAACCAACGCTTGATGGATTTTCAACAAGTCTATACATGTCTTCATAAAAGTATATAGGTGCGTGTTTAATATCCCCATTAACATTTATACTTAATGTATATTTCTGATTAACACTATGTGCCTTTTTGCTGTTTTCAGTGGAAGGGAGTCGTATAATAAATGTTCCGGGTTCTTGTGCTGTTAATATATTTATTACTGTTGTTCTGTCATATTCAAAAACACCTTCAGGTAACCTTCTTGGTGGTGGTGGAGGTGGTTGAAGTGGTTGAGGTGGTTGAGGTGGCGGTGTTTTCCCTTGCTTTACTCTTGTTACAGTAGCAACACATATTTCATGTACAAATTCGTCTACCCATTGACTTCCACCCTTTTTTTTTGTCCCAATAGTTCTCTTTACAACTCTACCTTCTATAATCTTGTCTATAGTAAACCATCCGTCTTTACTATCAGGACCCATCATCCCCCCTCCAGTTTCTCCATTTTTTTTAAAAAAAATGTCATAATAGTCTGTTGGGGATTCAGACTGTGTCTGTTTTAATGCACAAAATAACCACTTGCTCGTTTCTGAACCCCATTTTTCGTAATGTTGATTGTTTATAATTCTTTTCATTTTACTTATTTGATCACTATCACTATTTAATGACCCAAAAGAAACTATATTATCTAATGGTACCCACTCTCCATGTTCTGTGGGATTAAATATTCCACCCATACTCCAATTTTTAATTATATTGTACATTTTTCCTCCGTTTGGGTCGCCGTGAACAGTACTTTTAAGTGTGTTTGTTGAATTAGATGAGGGTTGTATATTTTCACTAGTGTACAGAACATATTTTTTAAAATTTTGAGGCCAATCTGTTTTAATTTCATTTTCTTTTACACATTCTCCATAATATGTGTTATCTACTCCGTATACTATCCGTGCAGGTTGTAAAGCTCGATCTGAGTTCATCCCCCCCTTAAGCTTAATAGTTTTACGTTTTCTTAAAGCTTTACGTTTTATTCTTGACCGAACATTTCGCCGTTTTGACATACCTTTTCGCTGTTTTGACCTAAAAATTCTTCGTTTTGAACGATAATTTCTGCGACTCACTCTTCTAACCATTTTTATACTATAAGAATAGAAAAAATTTAAAATAATTCAAAATAATTCAAAATAAATAGTGATATTTATTTCTTGTGAATACAGAATTAAAATGTTTGGCTATATTATAAAATGGTTAAGAGTAGAGTTAAACAGCGTGGTGCTAGCAGAAGCAAACGAAGATCTTCTAAACGTGGTGGTACAAAACGTAAGTTAAACGCCTATTTTAAAGCAATGTTAAGTGCTAAAAAACAAGGGTTAAGTTCATTCTCCTACAAAAACAAAACTTACATGGGACGAAAACATGCTCGTTTAGGAATGATTTATAGTTCCAAAAAATAGATTTATCTGTTATTTAGTATTGTTAATTCGCATTCTTTTTTAAGCTGACCTTGCAGTTTTATATCTTTTTCATCGTACACATTTCTGAATTTTTCATAAATAGTTTTATTAAATTTGGATAATTCATCTTTATTCATATTTTCATAATAAGTATCCAGTATAAAATATTTGCCATCTACAAGGTCTTCTAACACTTCATCTTTATTTTTATAAATCCATTTATTATCACTAAATATTTTAAGCTTATTTTCTTTTTTATTCGGCAAAATTATATTTTGATTCTCAGGTTTGTCATTATTAAAATGTACTTGCTCAATAAGTTTAGGTATCATATTATATGGACCTTTTAATAAATCAGTTTTCATGTTATCTGTTATGTGGCTCAAATCTTCTTTTCCATAGTTATTTAATTGAATAATATTATTAGTATTAGTATTATTCGTTATATTAGTTGTTCCAACTTTATCAATTAATTTGTTTATATGGCTACTTTGTTTATTAATCATAGTGTGTAATTCTTTAATATTGTTATCTTTTTCCTTTTTAACTTTACAATATAGTCTTTTATGTCTATACATACTTTGCTTGGATGTGAAAACTTTATCACAATAGTCGCAATTTATGCATGCTTTTTTATCATTTGTGTATACTTTGTGTATACTTTGTGTATACTTTGTGTATACTATTTTATCATTATTTATTTTAGGTGTTATTTGTTCTATATTACATATATGTTTATTGGTTTTAAGGTGTCTTTTATAATGAGATTTAATATTTGAAGAAAAATCACATAGTTTACATTCGTATAATACCATTATTATAATATAATATAATATATTTTTATTTTTCTTTAATATATTTTATACTTTATTTATACTTTTTTTATACTTTTTTATACTTTTTTATACTTTTTGTATTTTCTATGTTTTTTTATAAGAAATTAAGGTCTTAAAAATAATATTAAAATATAGAAATTATAAGAGAAATATGTTTGTGTATACCCCAAAAGAGGGGGGGGGGGGGCTGCCGAAAAAAGTTTTCAAAAAAAAAAACTTTTTAGAAAAAAGTTTGAACAAAAAAAAACTTTTAAAAAAAGTTTGAACAAAAATAAAACAAAAATAAAAGTAAAACAACTTATTTACTAACATCAGCAGCTGTTATTTGGTAGCCCCAATGCTGAAGCCCTTGTCTTATAACTGGACTAACACTATAATCATCATATTTTTTGCCTTTTTTCTTACACATATTAATTAAGCGAATCCGCCATCTACCAGATTTTTCTCCTGTATATTTTACCCATCGGTCTACTTGGCGTTTATCATCTTCACATCTTCGTCCACAATAAAATCTACAATACCATTGAAACCATCCAAAAGGATCAACTGGTTTTATCCAACCACTACGTTCCCATTCTTCTAGGCTTAATCCACTTCTTACTTTATATTTATTAATTGATGGATTGCATGTACTACTAGTAACATATTTAGAGATATCCAAATCTTTAAACCAACCTTGTTTAACGAATTCCTTATGTTGATTTGTTAGTTTTTTATTAACTACTTTAGAATTTATAGTTCTAAAATATGTGCCTCCAAAGCTTCCCATTTGAAATATTTGTTGTGGTGATAAATTAGGTTTAAATTCAGGCCAATCTTTAAACACCAATTCATTTTTATTATTTCTTGATGGTTCTACACTAGAGTTTTCTGAATGTTCCATATATGTTTTTTTTGTCTTTTTTTTAGATTGTTTTTTATGCAATAATTTGTTTTTAGAGATTCTACCACCTTCTAAAGAAACTTTATCTTTTACCACAGGTTGGCTATGTATGGCTAATTTTAATGCTTTAGAATTAGGTTTACAATATTCTTTTAAAATATGATAATCTACTTTTGATGATTTACCACCTGTTAATGCACTTGCTAAACGCGCATATGCCCATGATTGACTGGTTTGACTAGGTCGTGACCCAGATGAATAATATGCACCTTCGCCCTTTTTAACTATAGCTTTAAGACCTTTTAAAGAGCATTTTGTTTTTTTTTCAAGTTTTTTTGATGGCACTAATGAATCTATATTATACATTTTTTTTGCCTTAATAATATGATGTGAAACTTTTGATACAAACGATTTAATTTTAGGTCTTTTAAAATATATACCCTTTTTTGCTAATTTTTGAGACTTTTTTAAATATTGTTTCTGTTTAACTATATTATTTTTAGATAATGAATTTGGAACATAAGTTTTAGGTACCATATAAAATATAAATATAAAAAACTTTTTCAAAAGTTTAGACAAAAATGAAAACATATTTTTTAATATTAAGCGATGCTTTGGTTAATTTGGGTAGATGCTTGACTATTTGTAACAAATGTTAGTGGAGCTTCATCATCAAGCCATGCTTCAAAATTTTCCGTATCTTTTTTTTCTGCTTGTCTGTCTTCCAAGCTCTGTGTGACAAGTTTTTCATCAACTAAAGTTATATTTAATAATTTATTTATCCATACATTCCTTCGATATTTCGTGCCATATGTTTCAAAGAATCTCCATCCAATATCCGAGAGATCAACTGTTATGTTTTTTGTAAATTCTATTGTATCTGGGTCGTCAGATTGAAATTCATTATTTATAAGAAATTGCTTAAGATTGGCGTGTATATCTCCGCATGACTGATAAAATGATGATTCTTGTTCTGGAGGGGCCTTTCCCACTATAACTATATTATCATCACTCCATGTTTCGTTAGAATTTATGCGCTGGACCCTTTTCCACTTTGAATCTATATCAAATGTTACTTTTATATCTTTTGTAAATATTTTACTTGTATATTGATATTTGCCATTTGTTTCATTAGCGTTGTATCCATTTTTTTTTAGAAATTCAATAAATTTTTGATATGGCTTAAATTTTGGTTCATATTCGTCAGATTTTGTATCTTTATCTATAATTTTTTGTAATTCTTTTTGTAAATGGTAGTCTTTAATAATATCTAATAATTCCTCATAATCAATGTTTGTTACTTCTGCTAATAATCGTAAATAATTTTTTATATTCTTATTTATGTTCTTTATTTCATCAAATTCTTGGTGCCACAGATCGTAGATTGGAATTTGGTTCACACTAAATACTGGCAAACCCCGCAGCAAGGCTTTATTTTGTAATATTTGTGTAGTAATAGATCTCTGTCTGTCTATGGTTGTATTCCATGATCGTTTTGGTATTTTAGGTGGTAAAGGTGACTTTCCTTTTTTAATGGCAGTTTGCGACTGTTTTGGCGCTATATGAGTAATTTGTTTAATCTGATCTTTAATTTTATTATGTAATTTTGTTAGACGCGCACTTATAGCATCACCGACAAGTTTATTAAACCAATCATAATTTATAATTGAATTTTCAGGAAATTCATTATAATTCATATAAATTGTTGGTTTTTTTGTGTTTTCTGATTCATTTTGTCCCACTCTCTCTCTCTTTCTCTCTTTTTTTTTCTCTTCCTCTCTCGCACTCTCTATCTTTATTTGTTGTATTAAAAATGAATGTGTGCTATCTATGGTAAAATTATATACGTTCGTTTCGACCATTTTTGCAATTTTTTTTTCTTTTTTATATTCTTTACCATCTATAATACCACGTGAATGTCCTGATATTTCACAATATAATTTTGGTGCTACATTATAACAATATATAGGAACTGTTATTACATCATGTGTGGCAATGAAAGATATTTCTGTATCTTTTATACCTTTTAGTGTTTTAATCGTATCTTCTATAAATTTTATTTTTTCTTTTATAAACATATCAATATAACTAGTTTGATTTTTTTTTATTAAAGCACCAGCCGCCGTCTTTATTACTTCCATCGCCCCCGCCTTGGTGATATCGCTAAAAGTTTCAACATAAACTATACCTATATTATTTGGACGCGATTCTACAGAATTAACTGAAGTAACTTTTTCTATACAGCTTTTTTCTAATATTTTGTTTCTATATTCATCATCAATAATTATTTTCAGATCATCGTTACCATCACTTTTACATTTTTTAGTATCAAATTTAGGACACGAATTTTTGTCAGCACTTGATATCGTATCTTTGTAATGATGATCTAAAATATATTGTACTAATTTTTCACTCATATTTTGTTTAACTTTATATGGTTTAAAATAGTTTTCGTATATTTTTAATCTTTCTGAAGCATCTATATCAATGGTTTTAAGTTTAGATTTTATAAAACAACTTACATCTCTCATAATACCACCATCAATTTTATATACAGTTCCTAAATCAGGATAATCCTCTCTTAATTGGTGTAAAAATGTACTTTCAAATCCATATGTTTTTCCACTTGAACTTGGACCCATAAGAAAAATTACATAAACTTTAGGTATTACCTGTCGGCCGTCAATTTCTGCTTTTCTTTCTGTTCTTTCTGTGTTTAAATGAAATGTTGGTTTTAATAATGTGGGTTTTTTTAAATCTGTATTAGGATTATCTCTTTCCTCTGTAAGTTGTTTATTAAAACATCCTGTGTTATCTATCCATTCACACTTTTCTTTTTGTTCACACGTTTCTTTTTCTTTTTCATTTATTCCACCACATTCATTAGATAATATATTTACTTGATTAAAATCTTTGACATTATTTTCATCAGTAATACATCCTTTGGATGTAT